AAAGAAAAAATAAAATATTATTTTCCGTTATTTTCTCTTGTAATGTTTTTGGCTCGTTCTTTGGCCATCCTGATTCCTCTCATAATTTCCGATATTTCAGCNTTGCTCTTGCCTTCCAGCCGTTTTTTGGCCGAAGCGATCCCGCCTGCCCGNGTAAATTCCTCNATAGTTTTAAATTTCATATATATCACCTCCAGTCTAGTTTTTTAAAAATTAAATACAAAAAAACACACCTGCCTTGTTAGTGTGTTTCAATGTTTGACTGGTTGCCCAGCGTTTAGCTTGAAAGTTTATAAATGATTTTGGCAATTTTCCAAAAATTGCATTTCCTCTTCAGTTAGTTTTCCGATAAAATGCCAATCAAAATCACTTCTAAAATAAGCCTTGCCGTCTTTTTCTATCTGTTCTACTGTTTCAATATCTATCAATGCCCTGATTAAGCTTTCATATCCCATTCCACTATCCAATGAGCCATCGGCTAACATTTTTTCGGCTTTTCTTATCAATCCGCTTTTGGTTTTAGCTTCCAGCTTTTCCGCCGGATATGCTCCTTTTCCGCCGCCCCATAAATTTCCATAAACATATCCAGTTGATTTATAAGTTTTCATTTTTTCTCCCCTCCTTTCTGATATTCTCGCATTAATTCCGCTTCGATAGAATTAAGACTTCGCTTGTTACGCTCCAAAAAGGACGGCAACAGTAAGGATTTAAAGCGATAGAAGCAATTTATAGCATTTATCATTCTATTATAATCGTCTGATTTTTCCGTATTCTTATAATCAAGCGTCCCTCCGTTTTTGTTTATATCATTCATCGCCGCCCTCCTTTTCTAGCAGTGATAAAATTTCGCTAAAAATCTCATCAATGGCTTGATATTGCGCCATCGCTAGCAATTGAAAACCGTCTTTTGGTTCATAATTCTGCAACGCTTCATCGATATAATATACATTATAATTGCTATCATTTAACCAGGTAGTCAGATTGTTTGTATATACATCAACTAAACCATCAACGATTTCGCTCCTGTAATTTTCTATATCATCGATTGATTCAATGGTATAATCGGATAATCTTGATAAAATACTTTTGTATTTTTCAAAAATCCAATCATTAGGCAATTTATCGCCGTGGGCGCTCATAACACTGTTAAAAAGTATTTTTGGCGCATTATCTTTCAGAATAACTATTTCTTCATCCGTTCCCGATCTTTTTATCCATTTGAAATAACTTTGATATTTTTCAATCAATTTATTCATATATTTAATTTTAAATGAGCAAGGCAAGGATTACCGCTAATTAAATTTTGATAATCCACTCATAGCAAGGCGATAAGCCCTGCATATCAATGGATTATAAGTTTTCTAACATCATTTCCTGAAGTTCGCCATCGTTATTGATATAGTCCATATTCCCGCTTTCTAAGTCGCCGGAAATTTCGTTTTCATAAGTCATTTCCCAGTCCTTTGACTTATGCTCCGGACAATAGAATATCCAGCGTCCGGCAATGATATTTTTATCACTGCCGCAGACGTCACATTTATCCATATATTTAAATTTAATTAATTATAAATGTCTCAAAATAGCATCTAAGATATAAACCCATAACCCAGCTATTAAGATTATTTCAATAAATTTACTCATATATTATTTTAACAAAATTCCCGCAGTTGACTAAAAGCAAGATCGTATAGTCAGCATAACGCAAAGAGTCGATCTCTTTTCTTATCAAATAACGTTCATTTTTTACATATATACTCATTTTATAGGAAACCGGAGCGGGATATAATAGGTATAAGTTATAATGCTACTTACCCCGCCCCAGTATGTTATCTACTATCCATTATACACCCTAGAAGCCTGTTTGTCAAGTATATTTATACTACAACACAACTAAGCTAATATTTCAGCTTATTTAAGCCAATATAAGGTATAATAAAAAACACTTAATTAAAAAGATAATTTAATGAGCAGTATTTCATCAGTAAACCGCAAGAGAGTCGCCAAAAAGGTTATAGACCAAGTGATGTCCGGTAAAAAGGCCAATGTATCACAGGCAATGAGAGATGTTGGCTATTCTAACAGCACAGCGGATGTTAAAAATAGTGAAGTAGCCAGAAGTAAGGAGTTCCAAGAGGAAACTCAGTCTTTTGTTAATCAATTGGAGGATTTAATGCAAGATTCAATAGGAATGATGAAGGAAAAAAAGAAAAAAGGAAGCTACAGAGATCACGAGACAACAGTCGAACAATTCGCTAAATTAAAGCAATTATTAACTGGAGGCAACACCTCAAACGACAAGATGTCTATAAGTTGGGACGATTAATGGCTTAACCAAAGCATCACAGGAGTCGCACAATGCATATTGTACGACACACTCACATCACGACGCACTACAATCGCTTGTATGAGCCTATAACCCGACCATATACATCAGATAGCACACACCTTATTTAAACTCACTGTAGCTCATTCTAAGGCTTACCAGGGGCATAGGTGGGGGGGGGAAGCAATGATGAAAAGATTTTTTGTCGTCATATCCCATCCAAATTTGGTAATAAAAAGTTACGTTTCCCATCCAAATCCAGCATAAAAAAGCTAAGGTTTAAGATGTATATACATAAATTAAGTGGAGTTTAAAGCAAAAATATTCAAACTAGGAAACTCACGAGCTATCTATATACCGAAATGTATATACAATAATTTAACTGTGCCTGAAAATGTATATACATTTGATATTAAACTGGAAGATGTATATACAAAGACTGAACCAAAAATTATTCGGGAAGCAACCCCACTGGAAGAAAAAATAATGGGAGTAGGAATCAAAGTAGAATCCAAAAAGAAAGATACCTCAATCTGGTGTTCTAAACATAAGGGGTCTAGGAAGTGGACATGCGGATGCAAATAAAAATAAATTACAAACCACGTCCATGGGCGAAAGAATTCCACGGTTCGGATAAAAAGTTATTCGTTTTAGTTCTTCATAGGAGAGCCGGTAAAACTACCGCTGCTATAAATCATCTGATTCGGGAGTGCTTCCGATGCGGTGATGCGGAACAAAGGTANGCCTACATNGCNCCTACCTATAAGCAGGCAAAAACTGTGGCCTGGGATATTTTAAGGTATTATGGGAGGCAGGTTCCCAAGACCAAATTCAACGAAGCTGAGTTAAGATGCGATTTCCCTAATGGTTCCAGGATTACGCTCTTCGGAGCGGACAATCCTGATTCGTTAAGAGGTATCGGACTTTGGGGAGTGGTTTTCGATGAATACTCCCAACAGCCTTCAAATATTTATTCTGAAATTATTCTTCCGACCTTGGCGGAGCATGACGGATTCTCTATTTGGATAGGAACGCCCAAAGGGAAGAATGATTTTTACAGGATTTATTCCCAGTTCGGAATCGATGACGAGAAATGGCAGGGGATGGATGAGGAGAAAAAGAAAGAAGCCGAAGAAATGTGGTTTCGGGTAAAACTCGGAATAAATGATACCGGAATTTTAGGAGAAAAATACCTTGAAAGAGCGAGGATGAAAATGACTGAGGACGAATTCAATCAGGAGTTTATGTGTTCGTTCGAGGGTTCTTTAAAGGGAGCTTACTATTCGAATGAACTTAGAACCGCCTATCAGGAAAAAAGAGTTAGAGCTGTTCCTTGGGAGCCTTTGCTTCCGGTTACAACTGCCTGGGATTTGGGGATGGATGATTCTACCGCTATCGGGTTTTTCCAAATAACCGGATCAGAAGTAAGAGTGATAGATTATTACGAAAACTCCGGACACGGGCTGGAACATTACATAAAAATAATCAAAGAAAAACCCTACCTTTATGAGAGGCACATCGCTCCCCACGACATCGCTGTCAGAGAATACACTTCGGGAAGGTCGAGGATAGAAAGTGCTGAACTCCTAGGAATAAATTTTGACATCGCTCCAAAACTTTCCGCTCAGGATGGAAGGAACGCGGTTAAAATGATGTTCCCTAAATTTTATTTTGATGAATTAAAGTGCGAAGACCTTTTAAGAAAACTTTCCCAGCACACCAAGGAGTGGGATGACAAGGGAGGAAAATGGAAAGACAAAGCCAAACACGATTTCACTTCCCACGCCGCCGATATGTTGAGATACTTTGCCACATCAGCTGACATAGAAACCAATGAAAATTTATTATATGAACAAATAACCACATACTAATGAACTATCAACCAACCGAATCAGAAAGAGAAGCCATCGCTCTTGTAAAAAACGAAGTTTCCAACTGGGAACAGGGCGAGGTTAATATGACTGACAACGTAGCTTTCAAGATGAAGACCGTCGTCAGAAACGCCCGCAAAAATTATTTCGGTGTTTTTTCAAAACCCAAAGATCCGACCACTGATCGTCCGAAGATTTTCATTCCTATTACGGAATGGATTGTCGAATCAATCGTTAAAAATATCGACATTGATTCCGCCGATATCAGAGTCAAGGCCAAAAATTCCGATTCCTACGGGGTGGCGGAAGTTTTCCGTTACGTCCTGAAATACTATATGGACAAAATCCGCTTTGGAAAGATTATCAATTCCATCATCAGATTGACGGCGATAGACGGGACGTGTTTCGTCAAGACCTGGAGGGACGGAAAGGAACTAAAAGTCAGAATCATTGACCGGTTGAACATAATCGCCGACCCATCCGCCAATGACTTAAAAGATACTCCGGTAATCGAACGTCATTTTATGTCAGTTCCTGATTTTTTGGAGGCCGGAAAAGAATGGTCAAACACCGAAGACGTCAAAGGGACGAAGGACATCAACCGAGGAGGAACAGCACTCGATAACTGGGGGAATATCCAAAGTGAAATCCCAATGGTATCGCTTTACGAACGATATGGGTGGATGTCTAAATTTATTTTAACCGGAAATCCCGACGACAAGGAAAAATATGTTTACGGAGTTATCGTGGTATCTGGGTTAGACTATTCTGAATCAATTTTCCACTACGCCAAGGAAGTCAAGGGTTCTCCCTACACGGTTTTTAAATTTAAAGAAATATGGAACCGCCTGGACGGAAGGGGAGTTGGAGAGATGCTTTATAACCTCCAAGCTTATATAAATGAAGTCGTGAACGCCAGAGTAAACAGGCACAGAGTTTCCCAACTGGGACTTTGGAAATTAAGAGGAGGAGTTACTCCCCAGATGTTTTCAAAAATGTTCACTACCTACGGGATTAAACTTAAATCAGCCAGAGACGATATCGAACCTCTTATGATGCCGCCCGCTGACAACACTACTTATACCGATGAAGGAGTGGGAAGAAAATGGGCGATGGATGTTACCGGAGTGATGGATACCAACGAAGTGACCGCTTCCACACCGGCGACCAATGCCCTAATCCAGGAACGCCAATCAACATCCAGAGCCAACCTGGTTCAAGAAAACCTCGGGTTCGCTTTAGAAGAATTGATTGAAGACCATTTCATTCCGATAATCAAAAAAATTCTAACTAAAGGTGATGTGGTAAGGATTACCGGAAACCCCGCTGATCTTGAAAGGATGCAGAAGAAACTCATAGACAACGAGGTTAATCGAGCCGCCGCCGAACACGAAGCTAACGGAGGATTGGTAGTCCCGGAGATGGTTCTGGCGGAAAAAATGCGGCTTGAAGAACACTTTAAAAAATTAGGAGAAGACCGTTTTGTTTCCATAACCGAAGGAGCTTTCGATACCGATTTTAATATAGATGTCCAGATCGGAGAGGAAAAAATCAATCCAGCCCTATTGGTTCAGTCCATTACTCAGGCACTGGGAGTGGCCGCCCAATTCCCCAATACCCGTTTGAAAGCCGATGAAGCCATTAGAGAGATTTTCGATGCCCTCGGACTGGATGGGGAACGGATGATTGGAGCCGACCAGACACTAGGAGAATCCCAAGCTCAGCAGACAGGAATGGAAGCAGGCCAAGAGGCTCAAAATAATCCTCAACCAGGAAGAAATGAAGCAATTTTAAATCCGACTCCAGCTAGTCGCCCAGTAGTATGAGAAAATATCCAACAAGACCTGATAAATGTTACGGTTGCGGAAAGAAAATAGATTTAGATTCTAATTTCTGCGATGATTGTTTAGATGATTATATGAAACAAGTAAAAAATGGAAACACAGACAGGTCAAGATTTTGTGAAGACGCCATATGAAAGATTTTTTAACAGAAAATAAGGAAGTTTTTGATAAACTTGCGATTAAGATTCGCGAGATAGATACTGTTTTCGTAAAGAATGAAAAGGAAATGTTCGCCCGCCAGAGAGCCATCGAAATTATTATGGATTGGATGGAAGAACTCTGGGGGATAGAAAAGAAAGATTTCAAAGAATTTTACGAAGACATTAACAAAGAAGACGATATGTTTAAATATCGCACCGATTAAGGTCGAAATCGGGTTGCAAATTAAAATTCAAATTTATGGAACAAGACAAACTTTTAGAATCCGACTCCGATGAGCAGGACGAAACTATAGATGAAATCTATAATCGTTCCGACGCAAATTCGGAAGGTGATAAAAATGTCCAGGAAGCATTTTTCACCAAAGAGGAAGTTGAGAAAATGGTAGGTCGTGAAATCAAAGACAAAGAAGACTTTGAAAAGCACTATACCAATCTCAAATCCAAAGTCGGCACTTTGCCACCTAGGGTGGAAAAGAAAATTGAACCCTCTATAGAGGCTCAAATTCCCAGCGAACTTCTTGGAATCAAGGAAGAATGGGTTGAATTCAAATTCGTCCGCAAACAACCTGATGCTGAGAAGCATATCGACCTCATCCGCAGTATTGCGAGAGGCGATAAGATTTCGCTCGATAAGGCTTATGAAAAAGCTAAGACCTATCTGGATGCTTCCGAAACCCAATTCAAGGAGAAGGAAATTGCAATAGAATCTAAGAACAGAATAGCTCCGAAAGAAACTCAGAAACTAAAAAAAGTTATCCAGAATTTTAAGGAAAACAAAACGGCGAAAGCCGAAGAAGACTTAGTTACTGAGTATCTCGGATTAAAATAGATGGCATCAGATGCAAATATGCTACATGCTTCCGGCATTCTCTTTAGGGACGATGCGTCCGCAGTAGAAGATGTATTGGGGTTGATAGAAATATTGACCGCTGAAGAAACCTCGATTTTCAACAAATTGGGAAAATCAACAGCCAGAGATATGGTTCATACTACCCTGACAGACACTTTGCGAACAGCGACCCTGGGAGCCTTTGCCGTAGCAGAAGTAGTAGATTACACCCTATCTGCCACCACAACTCCAACCAGAGTCAACAACCAAGTCCAAATTTTCGCTCTTCCTTTCGGTGTTTCGAGGACGCAACAGCAAATCGAACACTATCATGGAGAGAATGAATTGGCTCGTCAAACAGCCAAGGCATTGAAGGACTGGCACAACGCAGTAGAAATTGATTTGATTTATTCCTCACTGGTTTCTGGAATTTCAGGCGTTTCGCCGAAAATGAACGGAATCCTCAAAGGTATCAGCAAGTCAACCAACTACACTGCTCAAACTTCTGGAACAACTTGGTCAGCTTCGATCCTCAAAGGATTGATGAAGGCTTGTTGGGACAATAACAATGGAGATATGCCTACTGACGTTTACATGGGTTCTTACATCAAGGATGTAACGGATACTTTCACAAACAAATCCACCAATGTTTACACAGGGACAAATGAACGAGATATCGTCAACAATGTCCAGGTGTTTGAAACAGGATTTGGAAGAGTGAGTGTCCACGCCCACAGGTATATGTCAGGGACAGTTTCCGGTTATACCTCCTATGGAAGAGTGTTAGCGATAAATCCTGATAAGCTAAAAGTTGCTTTCCTCCAAAGACCTACCATTGATACAGGTCTTGCCCGCAAGGGAGATTATGATGAACGAGCAGTAGTTGGAAAACTAACTCTCGAAGTCAAAAACAAGGATAGTAATTTCTTCGCTGAAGGATACAATATCGGATAGATTAAGAAATTAATCATATTGTTTGGAAGAAGTAATCAATATTCTTCTTCCAAATATTGATAGCAATATGAAAAAACCAGTTACAAGAAAAGAAATAATCACCGAATGCGTCAAGCGGTACATTAAAAATAACCCTCGTGAGTATAAAGAGTGTTTGAATGAAATTAAAAGGCAGCGTTCTTTGATGCCGTGGGGAAGCAGGGGGGAAGTTACCAAGAATGGAAAGATAGATTCTGAATATGATTTCAGACTTGGAATAGAAATGCCTGAAAAACTTATGAGTGCCATAGATTCAGTTCTCAAGTTCTACAATATGGATAGGATTTTTCAGGGAGAAAACACTGTCGAAAACGATAAAGAATACAAATGGTTCAAAGAGGAATTTAAGATGTTCGTTGTTCCAGATTTAAGCAATAAACAAATATACTGATGTTGAGCCTTTGCATGATAGTAAAACCCAGTAAAGAAGAAGCAGTTCTCTTAGAAAGGGCTTTGACTTTTGTCCATAAGTATGTGGATGAAATCTGTATCACTCAGGCAGGAGAAAAACCTTCTGAAGAAGTTTCTAAGGTCATCAAGAAATTCAAAGGAAAAGAATCATTCTGGAAGTGGAATAAGTCTTTCGCTGATGCTCGTAATTTCAATTTTTCCCAAGCTAAAGAAAAGTATATCTTCTGGATAGATGCGGATGATGTTGTTTCTGGAGCTGACAAGATTCCTTCCATAGTGGAAAAAATGGAAGAAGAAAAGATAGACACGATTATTATGAATTATCTGTATGCTTTCGACATTTACGGAAATTGCACCACTCAGCACCTTAAAACCAGAATTGTAAGAAAAGACGCTGTTAAATGGGTCGGTAAGATTCACGAAGACTTTATGGAGGTGAGGACTTTAAACGCTTTTATGACAGATGATATAAAGATTCTCCATAAGAGCAAGGGAAAACGGGTTGAAGAAAGTGGACGAAGGAATCTGGAAATGGCCAAGGAACTTTATGCGGAAGACCCCGAAGATCCCAGAAACACCTGGCTGATGGGAAACGCCAATCGGGCGATAGGTGAAAACGAAGAAGCCCTCAAGTGGTATAAGAATTTTATTAAAATTTCCAATTCAGAAGAAGAAAAATACCTGGCTTATCTTGATATGGCGGACATAGAATCAAAGACTGACTGCAACAAAGGGATAGGTTTCGCTTTAAAAGCTCTGAATCTCCGGCCTAAATATCCTAACGCCTATTTTGTGTTAGGAAGGCTGAACCATAAGATTAAAAAATTAGAACAGGCCAGAGATTTCATTTTAACCGGATTGACCCTGCCGATTCCCAAGACATCCATAATCGTCTGGAATCCACGCGAATATGACGCCGCACCGATTACAGAATTAGTCATTATTTATTTTGATATGGGCAAGGTTCAAGAAGCTATAAGCGCCATAAGGATTTTAAAAAAGATTTATCCAGATGATAAGGATATAGACAAAAATTTCAGTGTTTTAAACGAAGAATTAAAATTATTGGAAAAGGTGGATAAAATAATAGACAAATTATCCGTAATAGAAGATAAAAAAGAATTTTTAAAAGTATTGAGTGAAATTCCAGAAAAATTTAGGTCGCATCCAAAGATTTGCGGACTAAAGAACAATTTGTTCATTAAAAACGAAACCTCTGGAAAAGATTTGGCTTATTACTGCTCTTATACCGAAAAGATGTGGAATCCTGACATCGCCAAAGAAAAAGGAATTGGTGGAAGCGAAGAGGCCGTCATCCAGCTTACCCAAAGGTGGGCGAAAGACGGTTGGAATGTAACGGTTTATAATAACTGTGGAAAAGAAAAAGTTTATGACGGGGTTACCTATAAACCTTTTTGGGAGTATAATATAAGGGACAAACAAGATGTAACGATAATCTGGAGGCATCCGATGCCGGCTGATTATGATATAAACTCAAAAATAGTCCTGATAGATATGCACGATGTGGTCGCCAAAGAAGAATTTACCGAAGACAGATTGAAACACATCACCAAAGTGATGTTAAAATCAGAAGCACATCGTAAACTTTACCCCAATATTCCAGATGAAAAGATTTGTATCGTTCCCAACGGGATAGATCCTGAACAATTCAAAGAAAATAGGGTAAAAAATTCCTATTCTTTAATAAACACTTCCAGTCCTGACCGAAGTTTGGAATCTTGCTTAGATGTGATGGAAAAACTGATAAAAGATTACCCTAAATATCCTTGGAAATTTATGTGGTATTATGGATGGGGAGTATTTGACACAGTCCACAAGGACGAACCGAAAGTGATGGAGTGGAAAGAAAAAGTGAACGCAAGGTTTGAAAATCTTAAAACTATGGGTTATGCCGAGGGAGGTGGGATGATTTCTCACTCAGAAATAGCTAAAAAGTATCAGGAATCCAAGTTTTTCCTCTATCCGACACAGTTTTATGAGATTTCCTGCATTTCAGCGATGAAAGCCCAACTGGCCGGGTGTATTCCAATAACTTCCGATGCTTTCGCCCTAGATGAAACTGTCCAATACGGGCATAAAGTCCACACCGACTGCGAGAAATGGGAAAAAGATTTCAGTTTCGGAGATACTCACATAGACGAATACGTGAAATACATTATTTTTAACCTGGAAGACGATATAGATTACTCAGAAGAAATGAAACAATGGGTCAAGGACACCTACGATTGGAATAATGTAAGTAATCAATGGTTAAGTAATTTTTAATTAAAATAAATGCCATTCTACAAAATTTTAACAACAAGTTCATCTCGCTGGGGAGAAGGATGGAAATTCGGGGACATAGTTGAAATGGATGATCCCGCCGCCAAACACCCGCTAGAAAATGGAGAGATAGAGTTAATAGGAGAAACAAAAGAACCTTTTAAGGAAGTCGAAGAAGTCAAAGAAACTAAAATTTATGTCTGCGAAATATGCGGGAAAGTATGCAAAAACAGAATAGGTCTGGCAGGACACATGAGAAGCCACAAATCTACACCGCCATCTGCGGAGGAAAAGATGAACCCAGAACCGACATCACCTGTTTCGGAGAATACTCCGAGTTTGTAAGTCCCGTCAGGAACGCAAAGATATATAAGATACTGCCCCATAAGTTCCTTGATGCTGATATAACTATTTGGATAGACGGAAACATAGAATTACTGATACCCCCCGAACAGTTAGTGGAAGAATGGNTAGGAGACGNGGATATGGCATTATTCAAACACCCNGACAGAGATTGCATCTACGATGAAGCNCCNGCCGCCAAAGGANTGTTTGAAGNNCATTTAAAAGTCAGAGATGACATTGACAAACAAATCGAACACTACCGAGAAATAGACTTCCCAGAACACGCCGGTATGGGAGAATGCAATGTGATAATCCGAAGAAACAACCCGAAAGTAAACGCATTTAACGAAGCTTGGTGGGCGGAAATCTGCCGATGGAGTCAAAGAGACCAACTGAGTTTCCCAGTAACCCTAGCTAAACATAATTTGAAAGTTAATTTTATTAAAGGTAACGCCAGAGAACATAAATACTTTCGTTACACACCTCACTAATGTCAGCATTCATAGATGGAAAATTCACTGAAAGGATTAGAATAAAAGAATTTCCTATTAAATTAGATTTAGGTTGCGGAAAAACTACGAAAGAAGGATGTATTGGAATGGATATGCTTGATTTCGGACAGGAGATACTTTGGAATTTAGAAAATGGTATTCCTCTGCCCGATGATTCGGTAGAATACATACATAGTTCACATTTTGTAGAACATCTGACAGAAAGTTTGATAGAAAAACTATTTTTGGAAATGACTCGTATTTTGAAAAATGACGGAATTATAGATATGCGATGTCCCAGCGACAAGACGATTATAAAGTATTACACCAGTCATTTCAGTCTTTGGAACGAGGATAGAGTTAGAGGAATTGTTCAAGGATGGAATTATGGAAACGGAACATTTGAAATACTGGAATTGAGGGACGATGGGATAGAACTACACTTCAAGTTAAAATTTAACAAATGAAAATTTTAATTTTGTCGGATGGA